TGGAGGAGGCGGAATCTCTTAGGCCGGAGATAACCACCGAAATAGGAGCTAGGACAAGAGTAGGCGAGACAGGTAGATATGTAGGTGCTCCAGAAGGAATCGACAGCCCTCAAAAACTAGCGGCGTTAACTAGGGCCATGACCGGCCTAACAAAAGAAGGGGAGTTTGGTCGGTTTTGGTACGAGCGTAGTGGTCGCCAGATACTAGATTTGACAAACGGAAACAAAGACGACGCTGAAAAATTAATCCAAGCCATTGCAATTACTTCTGCTAACACCCCAGTGGCGGCTAACTTTGACTTTGCTCTCCAGTCTTTTTATCAATGGAAGAACGGCCAGCCCATTAAGACAGGCATGTATACAACCGCTATGAGCAAAAAGTTGCAAAAAATGTTTGATGGCGAAGAGTGGGCAGGCAGAAAAACAAATAATTTCTATAACAATTTAATGGTGGAAGTAGATCCCTCTAAAGTACAAGGGGTCACTACTGACCTCTGGATGATGCGTGCGTTTGGTTTTGATAAGGAGGCGCCCCAACCTAAAGAGTACACCTTCGTAGAAAATGAGACAAAAAGAATAGCCAAAAATCTTGGCTGGGAGCCGCAACAAGTTCAAGCGGCAATTTGGGTTGCACTTAAATCCCGAATGGAAAATCAAGGGGTTAAGGATGTCGTAGAAGCAAGGTCGATTGAAAACGGCTGGATGCATTACGAAACTATAAAGGGCAAAAAAGTAAGGGTTGTTGACGATCAAACGCAGCACGCAGCGAACTGGCTGGGGGAAGCTATGAAGCACACCCCTACGGATGCGGACAGAAAGGCTGCGGGATTTGATTATGCGGATGCGGCTCAGACTAACCTAGGGCAAATTAGCTGGGAGTCCATCCCCAGCCGAACCAGCGGCCATATGCCTGAGATATTTGAGGCCACTCCAGAAGTTGTTCAGGACTATCACGTCCAAATGTCAAAAGCGTTTTTGGATGATAAGGGCAATGATGTAATTGCCCAACAACTTGAAATACTATCGCCCGGAGACTTTGAAGCGCCGGGTTACTTTGAAGGGCTTGTAAGTCCCGGCACGCAAACAGAGATAACGCTGCCTAGAGCGTATGGTGTAACACGAAGACTGGCTGAAATTAAAGACAGAGCTAAAGCTAATGCTAGACCAGAAGAGGCTGCGGCGCTTGGACCAACAGTAGAGGCGACCTCTACTGGTCTAGCAGAACCATTTGTTGGCCCCAGAGCTGCTGCTTTTGAGAAAGACGTGTTAGCGGCTGACCTTAGAGAAGCGACCTACGTTACTGAAACGGCAGCACGAGAGGCCATGTTTGCCTATGCCGCTGTTCGTGGGATATTACTTAAACAGGACGGAGTAGGCTTACATCGACCTGCCTTTATCAATGGTTTAAGCAGGCCAAAAGCAAACGGCATTGAAGTCAATATAGGCCGGCCACTGACAGCGGACGAAACCTCTAGGGTAGCAAGATCTGTTGCGAAGGAAGCAGGCCATACAGACTATAACCCTATAGGCTCTCCAAACGGATTTAGGCTTATTAATTTTGGAGGGATGACAAACACGGAATTCCAAAAAGTAGTAAACAATGCACTAGAAAAGGTTACATTTGAAGGCGGAATACCATATAATGCTAAAATGTTTGGAGCCGATACAGGCTACTTAGGCAATAATTGGACGGAGAATTTAAATGGCGAAGGGTACTTGGACATTGGCGAGCTCGCCGGACGACCCGATTTACAACGGAAAATACGTGATATCGTCACACAACTCGCCCCAAGGGTATCGGCGGTTGAAGACGAATTCGCCGGTCGCTACAACTGGACAAGGAATAGCGGCCTTAACAGCAGCTACGAAACCCCCCAAGCCCAAGGCATAGGCTCTCTGCCGGATACGCCGTTGCCTGCTAAAAGAAACAAGATAACCTTCGAGTCTTTTTTAATGCCTGGCTTAGGCGGTTCTTTAGGCGCTGCTCGGGAAAAATTAAACATTACTCCAGAAAAAATAAAGAAATACATAGCGCTTAACAAAGGCACAAAACAAAAGCCTATTCCTCAAGTTATGGCAGCGGCTAAAAAACTTAAAGCAGGTGAGATATCTACTCAAGAGTACATCCAAATTGCTGAAGAGTTTCAACCGATTAAGCCTTTAGGCGCAGTTCAAAAAAGACCTACCAATGAAGCCATAGCTATGGCTCTGGGCAAGAACGAGGCCAACTCTGCAGGTATCGTAGGCGTTAATATAGACATTCCCGATGGTACTATGATCTCCTCTCGACTAGATATCCCTGCTTACGAATTCAGGGATACGTGGGTTGTAACACTACACGACGGAACTCGTCAGAGTGGGCTCGCTGTAGGATATGGACCAACAGCGGTCCTGAACGACGTTAACTTTACAACGACAAGTGCCACAGCGGCTTTAAACATGGCGACTAACGATACCAATAAGGGAACAATTGCTAGAATCAACGGAAGCTGGCAAAACCGTAAGCCGGCAGAAGTAGAGCAACTAGCCAGAGACATACTTAGTGGAAAAGCGCCAGATGCGGATGATTGGGTAGAAGTGGGAATGAACCCGTTCCGCCATAGTTATTTTTATAGAAAGTCAGATGGGATGCCTGTAGCCAGCGCGGAAGAAGTTATTCAAGTAGGCCCCTTAGTCTTGGCTAGAAAAGCCAAGACACGACCAATCGAAAGCCCTGAACATCTGATAAAAACCCCTGAAGGCACTCCTCCTACATACTTTAAAAAGGGTGGAGCAATAGAACGTGTGTATAATAACCCCAGATACATATAGGACAAAAACATGCCAGTAGATAAGGTTGTAAATCTAGCTCCGGTAACGAACATCATTGAGATGACGGACGAGATGGAGCCGGATATAGAAATCATTCTGGATGAGGATGGCGGCGCGGTTGTCGAGATCAATCCAGAAGATGATGACGTTGAGTTTTACAGCAACCTAGCGGAGGTGTTAGACGATAACGAGCTTAGTCGTATCTCCTCTGATTTATTGGCATTGTTTGAAGCAGATAGGTCCTCTCGCGGTGACTGGGAAGAGATGTACTCCAGTGGGCTAGAGCTTTTAGGGCTTAAAATCGAGGATCGCACTCGGCCTTTCCGTGGTGCGGCGGGTACAGTCCACCCCATGCTGACCGAAGCCATTGTTCAGTTCCAAGCACAGGCGTTTAAAGAGCTAATGCCCGCTGGCGGACCTGTCCGCACGCAGACTCTGGGCAAAGAAACACTGGATAAGACGCAACAAGCGTCTCGTGTTCAAGACTTTATGAACTACCAGATCACTACGGTGATGAAAGAATACACCCCTGAGTTCGACCAACTGTTGTTTTACACAGGATACGGCGGCTCTACCTTCAAGAAGGTCTATTATGACGAGCAGCTTGGCCGCATGGTCAGCCGTTTAGTCCTTCCTGACGATCTATATATACCTTATAACGGTTCTAGCGTTATTTCCGAATGTCCGCGCATTACGCAGCGCATAGCTATGGACACGAATGAGTTCAAGAAACGGGCTTTTGCAGGCGAATACCTTGATGTTGAGGTAGATCCGCAAAACACTCCCACTGGTGGCAACCGGATACAGTCTGCCATTAACCAAGTGGTAGGTATTTCAGAGGGTGGCGAGCCTGAAGAAATCTTTTTGCTAGAATTCTGTGTGGATTTAAACCTTTACGGGTTTGAAGACATGGATGAGGATGAGGAAGAGACGGGAATTAAGCTGCCTTACGTCGTTACGATTGTTGAAGACAGCGGAAAAGTCGTCGGCGTGCGTAGAAACTGGCTTGAAGACGACGAATTAAAGAAACGTCGTGAGTTTTTTGTCCATTATGTCCTAGTTGAAGGGCCGGGAGCCTACGGACTAGGCTTTGTGCATCTTATTGGCGGTCTATCCAAGACAGCAACGATGGCACTGCGTCAACTTCTTGACGCAGGCACGTTATCCAACCTTCCTGCAGGCTTTAAGGCTAAGGGCGCACGGATTGCTGACGATGATCAGCCTATTCAACCGGGCGAGTGGCGAGATATTGACGCTGGAGGCGGAGAACTGTCGGCATCACTGCTGCCTTTACCCTACAAAGAGCCTTCTCAGACGTTATTTACTCTTATGGGCTTTGCCGTGGACGCTGGAAAGCGTTTAGCGAGCACTGCAGACATGCAGGTAGGCGACGGAAACCAGCAAGCAGCCGTAGGTACTACGTTGGCGTTGCTTGAACGGGGTTCGATGGTGATGTCTGCCATCCATAAGCGCCTGTATTACGCTCAAACACAAGAATTCGAGATGCTGGCGGCGGGTTTTGGAGAATATTTGCCCGATGAGTACCCGTATGACGTGCCGGGCGCTAGTAGAAGCATTAAAAAGTGCGATTTTGACCATATGATTGCGGTTTTACCCATTGCTGACCCCAATGTGTTTTCCTCCGCACAGCGCATCACACTAGCCCAAACACAGCTACAATTGGCTCAAAGTGCGCCTCAGATGCACAATATGTACGAAGCCTACTACCGCGTGTATCAGGCGATGAATGTTCGAGACATTGACGGCATTCTTAAAGTGCAGACCAACCAGATGCCCAAAGACCCAGCCAGTGAAAACATCGAAGTGGCAGACGGCAAGTCTCTTCAAGCCTTTGCAGGACAACAGCACGATGCTCACATTGCTTCACATTTAATAATGGGCCTATCTCCGCTTATGCAGGCTAACCCACTAGGTTCTTCAGAGCTTCAGAAGCACGTTTTGCAGCACGTGCGATTGAAAGCGGAAGAAGATACCGAAGCTGTTCTGTTCACAGACTACGGCAGTGACCCAGATAAGATGATCTCTGACCTGCAGCGTGAGGCAATGGTTGCTATCAAGGTGGCTGAGTACATGATGGAGATGAAAGGAACACAAGCAGAGCTTTCAGGCGAAGAAGGAGCGGGTGAAGACCCTGTCATTGCACTTAAAGCACAAGAGCTTCAGCAACGTGCTGCTAAGGACCAGGCGGACATTGCTATAAAAGAGCAGGGTGTTCAGGTAGACCAAGCAAGGATTGCTCAGAATGCACAGGGCAATGAGGCACGTATCCAGTCGCAGCAAGAGATCGCACAGTTGCGTGCAGACGTGGCCCGTGAAAGAATCAACCAA